TGAGATTGAGAGGTATGAGAGGAAGAAGGCGGCGTATATAAGGAAGAAGGAGGAAGAGTATAGGAGGAAATGTCTTAATGCCATTAGGGAGTTAAAGAACAGACCTAAGAGGGTATATAAATCAGAGTGACCTAAAATAAAACCGTTAGAGTTCGCCATGAAGCTAGCACAGGAGAATGCTAAGCTAAGGGACACTGATGAGAATGGAAGATGAAGATGTATTTCATGTAATAAATTATGTGAATGGGAAGGGTTGGCTGGTTGACATAGGTACAGTAGGAAATTTACTACTATATGTCTAGAGCCAGAGAATTTGAACGCACAGTGTCATAACTGTAATTGGATTACATGACCTAAGTGAAATCCTGTGGAGAAGATGATGGTGAATGAGGAGTACGACAAGAATATTATAGAGAAGTATGGAGAGTGAGCTATTCAGAAGTTAAAGGACTGATTAGTTAAGTTTACTCAATTAAGGAAAGGGACTAAGTGAAGGGATTATGATTTGATGAAGGTCGTACCAAAATTAGTAAAAGAGAACGAGAAGCTATGGACTACTAAGAGCGAGGAGTTCAGAGCTAATCATAAACCATATAGGAATTGGAGACACATACGAGAGGAATATGCTAAGAGACATTAGTCTTTTATTTTTCTTATTATATTAATGAGAGTATTAAGTTTATTTGACTGAATGGCTTGTGGGTATGAGGCACTACAGAGAGCATGAATACCTATAGATGTCTATTATGCTAGTGAGATTGACAAGTATGCTATACAAATAGCGAAGAAGAACCATCCAGACATAATAGAAATCTGAGATGTAACACAGGTTAAGTGAGAAGATTATAAGGACATAGACCTAATCATAGGTGGCTCTCCATGTCAGTGATTTTCTATGGCATGAAAGATGTTAAATTTTGATGACCCTAGGAGTAAATTGTTCTTCGAATTTGTGAGACTCCTAAAAGAGATTCAGCCTAAATATTTTCTCTTAGAGAATGTGAAGATGAAGAAAGGGTTTCAAGATGTTATAAGTAGTTACATGTGAGTAGAGCCAATAGAGATTAACAGTGCTTTAGTGTCAGCTCAGAATAGGAAGAGACTATATTGGACTAATATACCATGAATTACGCAGCCAGAAGACAAGTGAATATTGTTGAAGGACATAATAATTAAAGAAGAAGTAGAAGACAAATATTACTTAACAGAGACTCAGCTAAAAACAATCCAAAGGAACTTTGGTAGTAAGGGGAAAATTCTAAACGACACAGAGAGTCTTATAGAAAAGATGACATTCCCATCAAGAATAAAGCAAATAGAAGGGTTGGAAATAAAGACTCCAACGTTGCCTGCGGCAATGGGAACATGATGAGGAAATGTACCAGTAATAGCAATAGCATACGCACCATGAAGTAGGGAATACGAACAGCAATGATGGAAGACGGAGAAAGCACCGACTTTATGTGCAAGGGACTACAAAGACCCTAAAGTAATATTTAATGGGAAGACGCTAAGAAAGCTGACACCTGTAGAATGTGAAAGACTACAAACTCTACCAGACAATTATACGGAGTGAGTAAGTAATACACAGAGGTACAAGATGCTATGAAATTGATGGACGTGTGATGTTATTTCACATATTTTTAGTTTCTTACCTAAAGAATAGATGGAGAAAGAGCAGAACTACATCAACATGTATGGTAGCATGTCGCACTGTTGGAAGATTCATCGCAAGAAGATGCAACAGGCACATAAGCCATGGGTAACGTATGCTACGTTTAGACATAGGGTGAAGAACCTTCACTGGAGTCTTTATAAGGCTATTAACACACCTGCTGTTGTTTCTAAGAGGGACAAAGACAGGAGGATGAAGGTGAGGCTACATATAATATTATATAGGATTAAAAAATTCTTTAAAAATTTATTCAACTAGATGAAGTGAGAAGAAGTAAAAGACTTTAAGACATTGGCTAAGGTTAAGAGTGTGGATGAGATGTTACCAAAGCCATGAAAAAATCAGACATTTAAAAAAACACCCACTATATGAGAGGATGAGTATAGGATTATAGAGGAGTGTTTGATGATGGACTGTACTGTAGAGGAAGCTGTCACTACAGCATGAATCAGTTACCAATCATTTGTTAATCATAAGAACAAGAACCCAGATTTTGCTTTAAGAGTAGAGAGAGCGAAAATGTTTCCGAAGATGGTAGCAAGAGCGGCAGTACAGAGGAGAATAAGGCAATGAGACGCTAAGACAGCGTTAGAGTTTTTGAAGCTTAGAGACAAGAAGAGGTATAATCCTGTTCAATGATTAGATGACGAATGACAACTAGAATCAGCGGCTAAGGTACAATTTATTTCAGTTCCTAGTGAGGAATGACAAAGCAATACAACAAACAGTGACTCTCAGACACCTACAAAGCAAAGCTCTGCTTATGACTCATCTGTGAGTTTCTCAGAGCCATTGACACCGTGGGAGAATGAGGAAGAAGCATTAAGAAGATTAGCCTCTTAGAGTTTCAGCAGTGGATTGGTGCTAGAATACCTAGAGAGGATGACGAAGAGATGTTTAGGAAACCTTTTTCTACCAACATGAACACCATTCGTGACAGGAACAAGAAATTAAAGAAGATGATGTCAAAGGAAGACTACCAAGAGCATCTAAGGAGGATGAGAGAAGAAATGAGGCAAAAAAAATTTTAGATTAGCACTATTATGTAATATAATGTCAAACGTAGAGATTAAGCTAACAGAGAATCAGCAGAAAGCCTTTGATGTGCTTTTGGACAATTACCATACTGCTATAGGCTACGGATGATGAGCATGAGGTTGAAAGACTTATTTGTGAATCATCTGGCTATGGAGGATGTGTAATGAGTATGATTGAGTTAGGTATGCTCTAGTTAGAGACACTATTAAGAATATAAAGCAGACTTCTGTTATTTCCTTGGAGAAGTTCTACAGGGACTACAACATACCAGAATGAATGCGTTGAAAACTTAATAACGTGTCCAATGTAATAACCTTCCCTAATGGTAGTCAAATATTATTAAGGGAATGATGCTATTTACCACAAGACCCATTATATAACAGGTTCTGAAGTCTGGAACTAACATGAGCGTTTGTAGAGGAAAGTGCAGAATGTCCGTTAGAGTGAATAGAGATTCTACAGACACGTGTATGAAGGTTCAAGAATGAGGAGTATGGAATATTAGGTAAGGTGTTAGAAACATTTAATCCTAATCCATGACATGTTTATGAGAGGTATTATAAGGGGAAGCATAAGGATGGGGACAGAGCTGTGTTCATACCGTCACTAGTATACTCAAACAACTTCATAGACAAAGGTTATATAGCGAACTTGGAGAGAGCCAGTGAGAGAACAAAGCAGAGGCTGTTGTATGGAAAGTGGGACTTTGATGACAATACGTGGTTATTATTCAAGCAATGAGATTTAGCTAGGTTGAAAACGAACGAATCTCATGGAGACCAGTACTTCTTAATATGCGATGTAGCTAGGTTCTGAAAAGACACGACTAGAATCAGTCTATGGAGATGAAACACATGGATTAGAGTATGGACTTATGCTAAGAGCAGTGTAGAGGAAGTAAAAACATCAATAAAACTAATTCAGAATCAGTACGAAATAGAGCCAAGGAACATAATAATAGATGCGGATGGAGTATGATGATGAGTGCTAGATTGAATCCCCTATTCTACAGGGTTTGTGAACAATTCTAAGCCAGTAGAAACAGCAGGTAAACAGAACTATGCGAACTTAAAGAGCCAATGTGCGTTCTTATTACAGGAGAAGGTACAGAAAGGTGAAATAGCTGTTAAATGGGAACACCTAGATGCACAGAAAGACTGGGAAATACTCACGCAGGAGATGTTGAACGTGTATATAGACGAGAAGAGTATAGATGGGAAGACGAGAATAGAGTCTAAGGACAAGATGAAAGCAAGAATATGAAGGAGTCCAGACTTGTTAGACACTATGATTATGAGAATGTACCCATACTTAAAATATTTCGATGATGAGATTAGTAGTTATTTAACTTCAATAGCAAGGTAAATGGTAAAACTAACAGACGAATTAAGACAAAAAATAATGTGAGAGTACAGACATGGTTTTGAAGCCAACAGGTCTAAAAACTCTCTTTTTATGTCTCAGAAGGACATATATTCAACTAAAAGGAATGATGAGCTGCTTAGAAGTCAGATTTTCTGGTCTGTTTCTAGGACTATGCAAGCCACATGTATAATAAACGAGCCAGATGTTTCTTGGGAGGACGAGAATGTTCTCTACCAGATGGAAGCAAGGAACTTCACAGACATGTTCAAGACTGATTATGTTAATGAGCATTGGGATTTCGACCGTTACATGTGACTAGAGGACATATGTAAATACTGAAAAGCCGTTTTTCTTTTTAGTGGGTATGACAACAAGAAGAACGTACCAACAGTCCAAAGGATTGACCCTAGATTCATCTACCCATATAACGATGGTTCACTCTTGGTTAAGGACTACCCTTTCTTTTGATTTGACAGAGTTATTACTAGGTCAGATTTAGAGAAGTTACCAGTAGCTACTAACAAAGAGTTCGTAGAGATGATTGTTAATAACTACGATGTATATATTAACTGACTAGAGACAGAAGATGCGTTCCTAAGAAGTATTTGTACATGTTACAATGCAACAACAGGACATTACACAATCCATTACCACTATACATATATATATGATGAGGAGACTGGCGAGGACAAATTATACCTAGTATTAATGTTATGTGACCAGATTCTAGACATATATGATGTGCCTGAGACAGACAATGTAATACCTGTAGCAGTATATGGATTTGCGTATGATTCACAGGATTGGTGGGGAACATCATTAGTAAATATTATAGAAGACTGACATAGAACAGAGCAATTATTGCTTAACTTATATAAGATTAAGGTTACCAGAGAGGCTATGGGTGGAAACATCTTCATAGATGAACAGGTATTCATGAACAACATCAACACATTGAAGAACCAGAGTATTAAGAATAGATGGTTTCCTGTGAAGATGAGGGACATGACTAAGCCTATTTCTAGTATGGTATATGAATTACCACAGAGTCAAATAAGTTCAGACTTATATAACTCTCTTGGTATGATTAAGAATAAGGCGTTAGCAGAATCATTTACTAACGCTACAGCACAATGATTATGACTTTCTAGTAACAGTGACCCTAATACAGCTACTGCTAGTAAAATCCAGAAAATCAATGCTAATATGATTACATCATTACAGAATCAGATTTTAAGTTATTGAACTAAGGACTTTGCAGAGCTATATAGAGCCTTCATGTTATACCATTGGAGGAACAGTTCTAAGAAAGTAATAAGAAGGACAAATAACTGATTAAGCTGAACATATAAGAAGGTTAGCAAGAAGGACATCCGTGGAGACTTCTCAATCATGGTAATAGACCCTATATTAAAGTCTATTATGTATGAAGAGAAGAAAGGTGCTTATGTAGAGCAGTACAACATGCTAGTTTCAGACCCTAGAACACCACCATTCCTATTAAATAATATACGTAGAGCTATTGCCTACTATAATGGATTGGATGAGAGCGAAATAGATTCAATAACAGAGATGAGCATGGAGGACTACCAGTGTAAGCAGGACGTACTTCTACTCAATCAGAATATTTCTATTTATATACCAGTCGACTGTAACGTACAGATGAGACTATGGTACTATAATAGAGCAGAAGACACTGATGCCAAACAGAGAGCTATACAAGCACTACAGTATATGGTAACACAGTGACTAGGAACAGAAGAGTTAAATATGGCAGCACAGCCAAAGGTAACAGACTTCAAAGCCGCATGAGAGAATAACGACCCATTAACTAACATAAATTTTGGAACTACTGACAACGTAAATAGCGGGACAGGGTTCGAGGCATGAAGCCATGCTAATAGATGACAGTCTATGAACGTATGATGAATGCAGTCACTAGATGTAAGTAATGGGATTGGTTAGATTTATTTCATAATATTATGTAATGGCAACAAAAAAAAGCTGACGGTCTACTAAAACTAATACAAAGTCAACAAAAAAATCAGAAAAAACGGTAGAAAATGTAGTAGAAAATGTAACAAACACAGGTAGTACCGTTATAGAAAATGAAATAAGCGACGTTGTTGATGCTGTGCTTAACAATGTGCCAGTGGAAGAAGAAAACGTGTCTGAAAATTCAGATGCAGAAAAGGTTGGTTTCACTAGGAGAGAACTAAAGAAAGAGAAAATTATATGAACAGTTGGTAGTTCTGTAGTGACAAAACCTAAGTGAAGAATCGTATTTGAGGCTCAGACAGCACCATTTCCTATGTTTAAGCTTCCAGCGGACATTAGGGATTACTTGCAGAGCAAATGATTGACCACAGAAGTGTATAAGAAGAGCAAGGAGTGGTTAGAGAAACACAATGTAGATTTAAAGATGGTAGAAAAACTTAAAGACTTTTTAACTGAGAAATTATAGGATGACTTGGCAAATACTTAGAGACATAAACGACTTAATCAAGGAAGAACCTTATAGGGAGAAGATTAATGTCGAGGAAATCTCTAGGCAGAAAGCTAAGAGGTACAAGAAGGAGGTATACAGACAGATGATTTACAACTACCTAAGGAAGTACCATAAGTGAATAGGGATGCTCTCTAAGGAGGACATCGCCATAATGACGGACTGATTTAACACCATTGACAAGACGTTGTTCCTAGACCAAGTGAAGTATTGCTTGGAGGTAAACTGGGGGAAACCAATCAAGTGGGTTATTCAGAATAATAAATCTATTTTATTTGCTAAAGACAAGTAATGGCACTAGAGGAAGAATTGATGAAAGCCGATGCTACTCAACCAGAGGAAGAGAAGGAAACTAAAAATCCAGACGACCTTACAGATGAGGAGATTGAGGCAGTAAAAGAGCTAGCACAGAGTGCATGATGGGAAGTATTGAAGAAATGCATGAAGCTTAGGGTGGAGAAACAGGAAGAGAACATCCTAGTACTAGCTAGAGACAACTTTATTAACCCTAAAGTAGATGGCTTCACACAGTATGAAGTTCTAGGTGCTTTAATAGTGGGTATGGGAGAAATGGAGAGACTAGTAAATGTCTTAACAACAGACCCAGAGGAAGTAAAGAAAGCACAAGAGGACTTAAAGAAAGCTGAGGCTATGTTAAGGGGAGAGAAAGTAGATTAGACTCTCAAATAATCGAAGACCGAAGTTGCATGTCGTTAAACTAGTCAATTAAGGCAAGTTGAGGCCTATAAATCAATTCGTGTTAGTACAATGGCACGACTTTACATTGTATTCTATTAACCATGACCGACATGGACAACCAAATTGATGGCACTGAGGAACAGAAAAAATCTGGTTATGCTGCATTGAGAGAAAAGCATAGTCAAGAGATGGCTGCTCTTCAAGCAAAATTAGATGCCGAAATAGCAGGTAGAGCTGCTGACAAGAAACTTTACTTTAGTAACACTATGAAGAGTAGAGGTTACGAATGAGACTTTGATTCGTTCGCAGACAAATACAATTCATTAGACATCAATGACCTAGTTTCATTGTATGAGTGACAAAATGGGAAGGTTCAAGTACAGCAAGCACCACAACCTGAAGTAGATTCAGATTCTAATATTTGACCTAGAAGTGTCATCGCATGAGCCAATCCAACGACTGAGGTTGGAGAGAAAAAGCTAAGTGAGATGAACACAGAAGAACTCTTACAACTAGCAAAGACACAATCTTGGTATAGAAATTAATGTTGGATGGCTAACACTTTTAGCCCTTTAAACATTTATTTATTATGTCTAACACAACAAACTGAGCAAACAGATTTCACGTTGCTAAATCAACTTCTGCTGCTGACAACACAGCTGTTAACGTTATGCAATCTTGAAATATTAACTACACAGCTGCTGATTACACACAAAACGATTTCTTAACTTACTTGTTAAGACAATCATTCTTAGAGAATGGAGAACCTTCTACAGTATTCATGAGATTCTGAACTAAAGCTTCTCATCAAGGTTACAAATCAGTTACTTGGCCTCGCCTTTGAGTAATGAGAACTAGCCTTTCTGATGCTGCTTTAGTAGAATGAGTTACTCCAGATGGACACACTAACGTAGTAAAAACAGTTACTGCTGTACCTGTTCAATTAGGAGACTTCTCAATCATTTCAGATGTATTGGATGTAGAAACATTGTTACCAATAATTGCTGCACAAGGTAGAGAATTAGCTAACAATGCTGGAAGACTTATAGATGAGTACATTCAAGACACTTTGTTAAATAGTTCTATTGGAAGCATGTTTGCTGGAACTGCTACTAGCAGAGACACATTAACAGCTGCTGACACTATGGACTTAGACTTAGTTCTTAAAGCTTGTACTTTCTTAGCTTCACAAGGACAAACTGGAGAAAGATTCAAGATTATTATGCATCCTAACGTATTCTTAGACTATGCTAAATCTAGTTCTACTAATACATGGTTGAACAAATTAATCTACGAAGACTTCAAAGGAATCAAAGACGGATTTGTTACAGCATGAGTTAATTACGACATCTATGTTTCATCTAATGTACAACCTATAACTGTAAATGCTGGTGAAGCAACTGAATTTAAGGCTCGACCTTCTTACGCATTCAGAGATGGTGCTTACGGAGTTTGAACATTACAAAATCTTCAAACATTCTACAAACCATTCTGAGCTGCTGGAACTGAAGACCCATTAAATCAGAGAGCTACAGTTGGATGGAAATGTATGTATGGATGTGCTGTTCTTAACGACTTGTTCATCGTTAGAATGGAGTCAAGAGCTGGTACAGACTACGCATGGCAAGAATTACTTACAGCAGAAGAAGGAGACTAATTCTGATTATACACTAGGGGTAGGTAGACTTACTCCTAGTAATAAACAGACTTATTTATATTTTAAGCAGCAATATATGGCAACGTTAGAAACAATGTATAACAATTGGTGTTTAGAGGAGTTGAGGTGAGACACACAAGTAAATCAGAAAGTATGGCTAGCATGGTTTAATAAATGAATGTTAATATTCCAGAAGATGATTTTGGAATATGTTTCTGGCAAACATTCAACTAGTGTTACTTATGCCAACATAGAGATGGACAAGGATGAGTACCCATTGCCAGTTTTTGATGATGAGGAACACGTACAAGACTTCTACTCAATAGTACAACTAAGGGTAGCATACCACAAGAACAAATACGGTAATCCTATTTATAGAGTATGTAAGCCAATAGACTTCGGAGACTATAACATTTCTCCAGCTCTAAACACATACAGGAAACATGTGTTAATAGATGAAAGCTGAGAATATATAGAGTCAAATCGAGCGAAGGATGAAGAAGGTAACTACATATATGAGTATGTTCATGAGAACGAGTTAGATGATGATGGAAAGCCACTTTACACTCTTAAACAGAGATGATGAGTTCAGAGATGAAAACCATACATATGGGGTAGAATTTCTGAAGTAAATCCAAGGTATATATTCGTGCCTTCTTTAGACAAAAGCACAGGTAAATATACAACTAGTATTAAAATATTCCCTACTCCATTAGAGGATGTAGAGAGATGATTAACTCTGACTTATAATTTTGTTCAACAACCATTAACGTTAAGCCAAGCTTTTGGTAGTAACGCTATTGACCTAGAGACACTAAACTTACCATGGTACTTCTATGATGCTATTGAGGACTATATAACATTCAGACTTTACCAAGCTGAGAATCCAGAACAAGCACAATGGTATTATTCACAATTCGACAATACATTACACGACAACATATATTGATTAAATAAGGACAAGAGACCTGTGGAGGAATGATTTGCCAACACAACATATTTTAGTCATTACTAGTAACAGACAATGGCAGTATGAGAACCAAGACAACAAGCTAGAAGCTGATGAAGAATAACGCAAGTTAGTTGGACTGACTGAACTGCGTTAGACCCATATTACTGACTAGAGCATAGTTTCCAGTATTCTGCTAATATAAACTGTGATGATGAGATGCATGGTATTAAACTAGCAAATAAAGCAACGTTTTCTAACCACTATAAAGAATGCCAACTAGTTAGTTGCTGAATCAACTGAGTAATGGCATTGAATGTAAAATGACTAGCAACACCTATTATGTTTAACCATAGCAATTTCACTAGTGGTTGAAGTAGTACGTGAGACCAGTCTGAACCAGCTACTGATTGGGACGTATGTCCATGAGTTGTGTTCCAAGACTTCATGTGGTACGGTGTGAATGTAGAAATAGGATGAGAGCCTTACCACTGAGTGTTTGCTAAGAACATTGCTAGTGGAATAGACTATAAAACAGTTCCATTAGACCACACAGAAGCCACAGATGAAAGTATTTCTGACCCTAGTACTGCGTGACTTCCTATGCAGTGAAACATAACAGCAATGCTCAATTATAACAATACAAGACTAGTAGTAGGTGCTGGTCAGGAACTATGGGTATACTACCCAGAGTTAGACGCTGCAAATCCTAATAATCCTAACTATGACATAGAAAACCCAATTCCTATTCAAGACAGGAAGATGGGATGGAAGAAAGTACTAGATTATGAAAAATGAGTAACCATCGTTGGTCTGACTTGTACTTTTGAATATTTGAAGGTACGAGCAGTAGATGAATGATGGAATACTAAAGTATACTACTACCAAGGAAACAACAACCTAAGAGACACGTTTGTATATAACGTAGTAGACCTTACAGGAGAGAGAGTATTACACGTATACTCACTAAACGGAATAGATTATTATACTACTAGTATAGACTGAACAGACGGTTATGTAAATCTGAATAAGATGATTGGTAATGTACCAGTCCAGTTATTCCACCAGAGAGCATGACTTGACCCTCTAGACATAAATTTCAAAGCACCATACTTTGTATGACCTACAGGAATTAATGCTGCATACAAGTCTGGTAGATTCTACATAGCTGATGCGTATGGAGTATTCCAGTTCATACAGACTCCTGCTAGTTACGACAAGGGTTACATGAAATGGAAACTAACTGATGAGCTAAACTGACAGCAGGTTTACTGAGTATGTGAGAATCAAGGTTTCCTATATGTTTCTACTGAGGATGGATGCCGAGAGATGAGACTCTATGACACAGGGGTAGATGGTTACCAAGACCAGTGAGTTCTGATTTCTAGAGAGTTTGAATGAAAGGAATGATGAACAGTAACCAAGATGCTAGATGAAATAAGGATGAACTTTGAACTTAATCCACTAACAGATGAGAACTGAAGCATAGATGTATATGTAAGTCCTAACAACCTATGGAGAAACACATTTGAGTTCACTGTAGCTAATGGATGGCATCATGCTATGCATATAGACCAGACTAATGCTGGTACTAGAGCAGAGAAATCTAATCTGTTCAACGACTTAAATAATGGCAACTCTAGTTTCAGATTTGATTGGCAGACTATTACATACGCAATAGTAATAACTAAATGAGACGAAGACCACGCAACACCAATAGTAAGACAGCTAGACATCAAATACCATTGCAAAGACAAAGTTAATAACGTTTATGACATAAATTAAAGATGGAACGAACACAGTACGACTGACAGCACGATTACTTAGTTACTCCATGAGAGTACCCTATTAGAGCGAATGATGCTGATTCTACATACGACCAGTTCATTCAGCTTAGAGACACTCTCATCTTTTCTGGGAAGTATTACAACGACAAGGCTAGTAAGAAACTCTGTATATGAGACAAGGGTGACTGAACTACAACTAATACTGTAGAAGTACGGCTGCCAAACTATTACAGACAAGACTTCAATCCTTGATGGCAGTCAGCTGAGAACGCACCACTAGTACTAGGTAAATACATTACGCAAATACCAGCAGATTTAATCTCTACTATGTGAACGCTTAGCTGCTTAATCAATAAGGACGGTAGGTATAAAATCATGCACAAGGAAGAAATCCTACTCTCCTCCTCTACTGACAAGGTGTATTGTTATGTGGATGTGTATAGGAAGGATGCCAATGACCAGTACAAAATAGCCATCAAATGATGAATAGCTGTGTTTGACTGGGAATGAGCAGGATGAGACTATACACTAGGACAGCTGTTCTCTAAGATGACAGCACAGTGAAGTATAGAAACAGACTTAAAGAAAGGCGACATCCTAGTATTAAGAATGAAAGACCAGACATATAATAGCTCTACATGAGAGCCACAGGGAAACGACCTTAACATTCAGAATAATTCAAATTATTGGAGTATAGAATATTTAGATTTACCTTATAATAATTAACTAAATGGCAGACAACAAATACAATCAATCGTTGCTAGACATGGGGTATTCACAAGAGCAAATAGACTCTATGGTTAATGCCGTACATTCATGACAGGACGCTAATGCAGTAGTTAGATGAACGAACCAACCACCAAGGTCATGAGATGTTGATTTAAGCACTTATGATGGAACGGATGGGAAAGGGAATGTAACTACATGACCATGGAATGCTAACTTGAACTACAACCAGTATTGAGATGATTCGCATCCTAATCAGCAATCTCAGAGAGGATGACTTAACGACAAGTATACTGGTGAATGAACTAGTAACACATACATAGCATATAATCCTGACCTAAGGACATCAGATTTAGACCCTAACTACTTGTACGGACAAGCAGCTAAGGACAGAAACAGGCAAGAAGCTGGTTATATAGCAAGGAGAAACGACAATATTGCTTCAGCTTTATATAATGAATGATTAGTTTCTAAAGAAGACGTAGCAAACTTCCTTAGTCAACAGAAGGAGTGGATGAACTCTACAGAGGCAGACAGACTTAATACTATTGAATCTGTATGGAAGAGATTAGGACAGATTAAACCACAAGAGGAAGAACCACAAAAGGAATATGACCCATCTATTATAGAGAATGCTTTGGATGAGAACACTAGTGGTAGATTGTACGGTAAAGTTACAGCTGATGAGTGAGGAAGTACAACAGGTATAGACACTCTAGCAGATGCCAATAGTGTGTATAAGGCAATGAACGAGGGTAGAATAGCTAACGTTAAGGCGTTAATCAGCATGAAACCATCAGATGTTGCTACAAGCATGTATAGTTGAATTAATCCATACGGAGAACAAGCATGGAGAGACGTTCAACAGTATTACCCAGAGTTTGCTGCAGATGTCGAAGCACAGATGAAGAAGCTAAAAGGACAAGAGAATATAAATGCCATGGCTAGCTGATGAGAGATTAAAACAAACGCAGAGATGGTAGACACGAATACTGCTAATACTAGCTTTGCTGTGAATAATTCTACAAACAGCACGTCAGCAACTCAGCTTTTAAAGTCTATTGATTCTATTCTCGATTCTAGTGACTCTGCTACATCGGCACAAGAGCTAATGTGAAGTATAGAAGCAGAGATGGCTGTATTAAAGAACAGGTATAAAAATCTAAAGAACGAAGCAAAGTCTGCTTTCAAATGAGACGTTCCACAATACATAGTGAACGCATATATGAACAACAAAGCACAGGAAATACAAAATCAGCTTTCTATTCTTGAAGACAGGTACAATGCTGCTTATAACAGGTACAAGACTGAGGTAGCTAACGCACAATGGCAAGCTGAGTTTGAATTAAAGAAACAACAGCTTCAATTACAGAAAGATGCTGCTGCACTTGAAGAATGGTCTACGAGACAGTGAGTAGCAATAGATTGGGCTAAAGTTTGACTTGCTTCTTCTAGTTCCACATCAACATGAGTTGGTACGATGAGAACAGAGAGAAACAACAACCCTACTGCTATGACAACTGACTATGCTAAGATGATGTGACTAGAGTTATGAGTAGATTATGAAATCTGAGACTCTTTCGTTGGATGAGACTGAAGAACATATTATACTGCTAAATTTATATGAGACCCTATTGAAGTAGCTATAAAGGCATTCGACAAGTGAGCAACTAACAACGTGTTTGCTAATGAGTGAGGTGTTCTATGACATTGGCATCTATGAATTTCTAACCAAAAATGGCTAACTCTTTCAGATGCAGAAAAAAGAGAGGTAATATACAAAATACTCCAAAAAGAATGATGAGACATGAGCAAGATGGCATACTACGCAACACAGTCTCAGTCTAGTGCTAGTAGCAGTTATAACCCAGCTTATTCTGGAATATATAGCAAGTTCTTACAGGGTAAATTTGCACCATGAAGTCAAACACAGAACGTGGCAAGCTCTATTGGACTTACAGTAGAAGAATTGAATGCACAAGCCCAAGCACGATGGTCAGACCAAACTGATGACAACAACCCAGAAGTAACAGAGAGACTTAGCGCCATTGCTTACGTGCTAGGTGCATGATTAAGTAGATTGGAAAGAATATGAGCTACTACTGATTATGTATGATGAGTAGCAACAACAATTTCTCCAGAGATGTGAGACTTTGCCTCATACTATAAGTTCATCAAAGACAATATAACATTCGACAAATTAATAGCATTGAAGCGTGACTGAGCAACGTTCTGAGCATTGTCTGACAATGAATTGAGAGCGATTGGTAATTCTGCTTCTAGTTTAAACACAACGATGTCTGATGAAAAATTTTATAGCACATTGGTTTCTATTTATAACTGATTGCTTTGAAAAGACTCTCACCTTACAAAAGACGAAATCGTTAATATATATAACAGTTGAAATACAGGAACTCCAGCACCAACTAACAATCCGATGAATCCATCTGGTAGTAGTTCGTGATGAGGTAGCTCTAGTTGGCTAACACAATAATTTTAACATATAACATTAGTATACTATGCAAGACAATCAACAAAAATGAATGTCGTGGGGGAATGTCGTAAAGAGACCTTCTCTAACTAGCTTGGTAGACAGGTTTCAAACTTTCCAAGCTGACGCTAAACAGAAAAAAGCACAAGAGAACTATGCTAATAGTACAAGCAACATGGAAAATTTACGCTTAGCATGATTGAATACGCAAAATCATTGAATAGCTAAGACATGTGACAGGGCTATAAAGCTTACACAGGTTGCAGACTGAATAAGAGACTTTTACCGAGACCAAATAGATTTTACAGATTCGTTCTGGACTGATGACAAGGTGGTAGATGAATACCTAGCATCAAATCCAAATTCTGAGCCATATTTAAAGGCTTATGTAACTAATGATGCTGACACTACATGTGACCCTACTGAGTTATATAAGACTATGGGATGGATGAAACAAGAACCAGAAGAAAAAAGTAAAAAATGATGATTATGGACTTGGACTAAGAATGTAGCTAAAAACTTCTTGTCTGCGTTTGAACAGTGAGGAGACGCTGTAGCAAACTTTGTTCAATGAGGTATTGGATTACTAGAATGAGACCAAACACCATGAGCGTTAGAGAACTACGCTAAGATGAATTATGGTAAAGACTTCTACTCACTAACAGACGATGAGAAGGAAGAAGCTAGAAATACTGTTAGCACTGGTGAGTGAATGGATGTTTATAAGCCTACAGCACAGAGGGTGACATCTAAATGAGCAGAAGCTGGATTGGATTTCTTCTTCACTACGTACGCACCATGAATGAAGCTAGCATTCTCTGCTGCTAACGAAATAAAGTGAGTAGACAAGTTAGTTCAATGACTTGGTACTTTGGTAGAGTTCTGAGGTAGTATTATAAATCTAGTGCCACCACTAAGGCAATTCAAGGGTTCTCTTCAAACGGATGATGAGAAAAAACAATGGGATGAGTTCGTTGGTAGCCTCTGACTTATGAAACTTTTACAGAAAAGAGGTGGAAGACTTAACAAAGACACGGCTAGAGACACTGTTATTAAGGAACTAGACCCAGAAATAACTATTAAGGAGTTCCAAAACAGAGTTCTTAATTTGCCATGAGACGTTAAAGACTGAATCTGAAGCCTAAGGGACTGAAAGGCTACTCCTGAGAAGTTACAGGAGACTGCTGGTAGAATAGCTAATACAAAAACAGTAGCAGAGACTGAATCTGCCACTAGATGACTACAAGACATAGACTTTAAGTGAATAAAGACATACAAGCAACTGGAAGATGCTCTGACTAACAAATGAAGTGAAATAGAAGCATTAGAAGATGTTGAATATGCAAAAGACGCAAGAAAGTTTAAGCCAGAAGAAACTCGTGGAATGAAGACTTATACTAAGGATGGTTATTCTAGCTCTGTGTTATTGAAACCTGTGGAAGACTGAATAGCTTTGTTAAAAGACTTTTACGAATGAAGCCCAGAGAAGCTAGCACAGCTAGACTTAATAGAACAGAAATTCCAGACTGAGTGACTTACTAAGGCTGAGATTAATTCAATTTCTAGGGCTATAGCACAGGAGTACGACACATACAAGGCTAGATGACAGCAGAAGACTAGTATAGCAGCAAAGAACGTAGAGGAAATAAGAAGAGCCGTTAAGAACTTCGCTAGGGAATGAAATGACACACTAGTTGAGCTAGACAAGTTATGGAGTGACAATATGAACACTAAGGCTATGATTAAGGACGTACAGAATGAAATAGTTAAAGCAAAGAACAAGTTGGCAGACAAAAACATATTCCAGAAAGGTATGTGAAAACTTGGAGAGCTTATAGATTTCTTTGGATGAAAGGCACTATTGTCGAAGATTCTTCCAAAACTAGCGTGAGATGACACTATAAATGCTATTACTAGGCAGAAGCAATTAAAGTCTATGCTTAACAAGTTTAGAAGGCTAAACAAGAGACTTGACTGAGCAAAGACTGAGACTGAAGTAAACGAAATAATAAATGAGTTCAATGCTGAAGTAGTTGAGTGACCTATTGAGTGAGAGGTTCTCTCAACAGACTACCTAGAAGACATGTCAGAATAATTAGTTGACTTTGTGTATAAAATAATTATATATAGTGTACTTACATCCTAACCTACACAACCATGATTGAATGCATACCATGACTACTATTCTTAGGTCTAATCTGATTTAAAATGCGATTAGATGTTGACTGAAAGAAGCAGCAGAAGGTAAAAGAGTTCTTATGACAAATCTTTGTAAGACTCTTGGACTCTATAGAAGCCATAGTGGCAATATGAGCCTTGTGCCTTTTGTTCTACATAGGGCGACCTGCTGTTCTAGTAATACGAGCGGTATGTTGTATTGTGGCTGCTATTAGAGGTAAGTTTTAATCCCTAACCAAATATAACCATGTGAGACATACTACTATGAATAGGACTAGCAATACTTGTCTGGTTCTTCGAATAAGACAATAAGAATAAAACGAGAGAAAGGACTGAGCAATCAGTCTTTTTTCTTAATTTTTAAAATAGCACCACTTTATACTATAATACCATCAGATTTATTTCTATTATACTACTATGGAAGTTAAGAGTGTTTACATGGATTTAGTTGAAGGAAAGAAAAAAGGAAATGTATGGAAACTAGAATCAGAAGCATTCAAAAAGCCAATAGAAATAAAAATCTGTTATGACAACCACGAACTAGCAGAGTTCAATAGTAGGTTCGAAGAAATAGAGAATAAGGTAAAACTATGAGCTATGCTAAGTAGAGACTTATGAGACGAGATGGAAATACACTACTGAAACCATAAGGAACTTAAAACCCAAGTAGAACTACAGGAGAAAGTAATACAGGAACAGGAAAAGAAAATCAGTGAACAGAAGTCTGAGTTAAAAGAGCTTTATAAGGTAGTAGCAGACCAAAAGACACGAATAGAAACTCTGAGTGGAACAATGTTAAAGCTACAAGAAACTATAAGCGAGATTCAGAAAAAAGTAACGAAACAACCTACGGTTATTCACGACAAATGCTTCGTTTCTTGAAGAGAGAGTTGTGGGTTATGAATGATTAACATACCAGATGGAGAATATTTGCTTATTGCTAAGTATGTGGTTGGTGAGCATAACGAATACGTTAGTAACACTGATGAAATATTGTTCGACAAAATCCATGTAGAAGGTCAGCATTATGTCCCTTTCTATAAGTTAGAGTGAGGTACTGAGTTAGACACTCCTACTGCTACCATATATTATGATTTAGTCTTTATGCCTTTATAGAATGTATGTATATGTGAGTGAGAAGGGGAACATAATACTAAGGAGTAATAAAAAGCTGACTGGTCTTCAGAACATGTATAGGGAATATAATACTAGTTACAGGATGGAGGACAATCTAATCTTCGAGTGAGGACAAGTGAAGAAATATGAGAACTCTAGGCAGTATATAGAAGACAGTAACCGCTACCATCTAACGCATGAGCTAGAAGAAACAAAAAGAAAAAATGCTGAGCTTACTCAAATAGCCAACGCTAAAGTCCAGAAAGAGATGGAACTAGATGTGAAGGGTAAGGAAGCTAACGAATACCATAGGAAACTTTATTTACTAAAGAATATGAAATGATTGCAACAATCGTAATGACATGAGAATGGCAAGAGCTACCTATAGACTTAGGTACAGAGCTAAGCAAGTTAGAATGAAGGTACACAGAGTGAGAGAAAATTACTAACAGCTTTTGAGCTTTGTATGATTCTCTATGTATAACAGCAGACATGGACAATCAGTGACCTGTGCTAGTTTCAGACTATGCAGAGGACAAACAAGTCAATGATGGTAACATTGCTGATTTCATAGAACTACAACCTAGTGGTGAGTTACACTTACCATGGAACAGACAACTCCAAGCACTTAACAGACCATTCGTGATGTGAGAGGCTGGAGATGTTATAAAAGTAGTGGCTAGGTAATAGCCAGATTTATTTCTTATTTATTAAACACATGAAACTAAAAAGAGTATGGGACACAACAGAGAAGAAAATAGCTCGAGTTCCATGAGCAAACTGAAAACCTTGCCAAGTATGGCTTAAAGTAGAGGAAGAAAAATTCTATAAGCAAGACATAAACGGATTAGTAGAAATAACTGATGAAGAATTTAATGTATACTGACCTAATTGGAAAGCAATGGACTCTGATGATGTATTAGGTTATTATGACACTAATGAACCTACAGAGTTATTCTCTCCAGAAGACTGAGCTGAAGCTACATATACATTCGAGGACTATGATGAAACTGTATTAAAAACAGGTAAAGTAAAAGACTGAGAAACACCTGTAGCACCAGAAGACCCAACAAGAAAAGGTTATACATTCACAGGATGGAAACCAAAGGTAAAAGCTATTTATAAAGACACTACGTATACAGCACAGTATGAAGAGGCCTTATGTACTGTTACTGTTTCTGCAACTAACGTATATTATGAGAACGATGAATATGTAGAAGCAGAGAGTCAAGACCCACTACGAGCTACACGAGAACCAGTTTCTGTACAAGTTCCAGAGGGATGTAACATAGTTACTGATTTTAGTTTAACTCAAGAGCAAGTAGAAGCAGGAATGTCATCTCTTGATTTCATATTACCATGAGCAAGTGAGGCTTATGCTACTATTCTATTTACTATGACAGAAGCTGAATGATTCGAATCAACCGTTGACCTAAACACTGATGCGATGGAAGAAACAGAAGGTATTGAAGTAGTGGAATGAGAATCCTATACCATAGTAGGAGATGCTGTAGTTCCTGTATATTTAGATAGACGAGCAACATCTTAGTTAAAATTTACATCTTACATAATAACAGATGACAGTAAGAGCAGTAGAATGAAAATTACCATATACATGATGAAAGGCTATAACAGTAGATGAAAATAAAGTTATAAGTCTGAATCTAAGAGATGAAAACAACCTAATCATATATGACCAAGGAGACAACGAAATCTATGTAGATTTACAACTCCCTGCATGAATCAGACCTAACTATGCTTTCCCTGTATGAATAACTACGGGGAGAGTGTTAGTAGCAGATGATTGGGATGTAACATGAACAATCATAGTAGCAAAGACTACTTCATGAGATGTTATAAAACTACTCTATGGAGATGACTGAACTCTATGGATGGACAATGGAACAGGACTGTTCAAACAGATTTATTTCAAGGCTGATGTAGATTTAATAGTACAGACAATCTATAACTACATTAACGAGAATCTTAACACTAAGACATTCTTCATTTCTGGGACAACAGAAGAGAAGAAAACAAAGCTAGGACAAGCTATACAATATTATTTAAGCTGAAAGAATCCTATACTTAGTCTAGGGAATACAACATATACTCTAAGAGATGTCGTTGTATGAGATTTTGAGCAAGGGACAAATGATGTATATACATTCTCATCAACTATAAAAAGTGAGAACGGTAAGTTCTGGGAAATAGTAGTAAATGTTCCAGTGACTGCACAAGTACATGGTTCTACAGTTAGTTCATTCACAGACACTAAATACTCAGCATGAGCAGTAGTAAGTGCAACAGCACCATCTAATCCTAGTCAATGAGACATGTGGTATGACACTACAACAGACACGTTAAACACATACGATGGAACACAATGGAACTGAGCAGGATGAGGATGAGATGTTCTAGTGTCAGACCAACCAAATAACACACTACAAAGCTGATTGAAGCTACGAGCATGAACAGAATCAGACTATAATAGTTTGTCAAGTTATGATGTTAATTCTATTTATTACGTATACTAGTAACAGATGGCTATATATATGTGGAGAGAATGACCTACGACAATACAGACTTTTGATTTCCAAAATGATTGAAGTCTGAATTGGACGGGGGTACAGCTAAATACTTGACAGCCATATTATGTAAGTTGAGAATGATGGACTGTATGAAGCTCATCTAATGCCTCATACCAAGAAGAGATTACACCGCCTAGTTCTATATATGACTGAAAAATCCTAAAGAAAGTGAAAATGCAGATTTATAAATGAGTTTGATGATGAGCTAACACAGTAGGTGCTTGAATAATGAAAGCGTGATGGACTCCTTATGTATGTTGGACACAAAAGTCTTCTTCCAATCTAGTACAAGTTATGTTATATGATGGTTCTGAACATAGAACTACAACAACAGATGCAACATGAGAAGTAGTATTAGAGTGGGTATGTAATGATGATGGAACATTCACGTTAAGCATAAATTGATGAACTCCATACAACTTAGGAAACTACGCTACACTATTTCGTGGTGCTTGGAGTGATGGAACATTATGATTGAGTATATGAAGATGGAATGCGGTAAATGGTAATATATACATACGTAAAGTAGAAATAACAACAGCTTAATCAGATTTATATTTCTATTAACAGAGGATGACACTAGTACAGACAAAGCCAAGTAACATAAAAATCTGAACGACTGAAGTAAAGAAAGTAACAGTATGGAGAGGTAGTACTAGACTACCATCAGAGTACCAAGAAGTTGAGTATATACAGAGTACAGGGACACAATATTTAGCAATATGAAGTTCATTTAGTACAGATTATAAAGTAGAAATAGATGTACAATTAACTGCTACTTGAGGCGACCAATTATTGTTTTGATGTACAGAAGGAGGACAACAAAGTTTATTAAGATTTTGAATAAATGCTTATAGTTCGTATTTTAAGACAATAACAGGTGGAAGTAGTTGGAGTAATACAAAATCTGAAGATGCTAATAGACACACATTCATTATGGATAAGGGTACTACTTATGTAGATTGAACTTCATACAGCTCATCGTATGTAAGTTATACTTATAATTTTTGATTAGGATTATTTGCTTATAACAGAATAGATTGAGGGTTAAGGTTTCCTGCAGAAGAAAAATTATTTTCTTGCAAAATCTATAATTGAAGTACAATATTATATGACCTAGTCCCTTGCTATAGAAAATCAGATAATGTAATAGGAATGTATGACCTAATAAATGATGTGTTATATACTAATGAGTGAACAGGTACATTCACTAAGTGAAATGATGTATGATGATTACAGGAGATTCAAGTACGACCTACAACTAGTCCGTGATGGCAACCATGAGTTAATACATTGCTATACTTACCTCTAGAGAATGATTTTGTAGACCAAAGCTGACAAGCAACAACAAGAACATTCACGACGAGTGGACTAAGTTATACAACAGTATGATGAGTTCCTAGTGTACATATAGGTTCTTCTTGATGAGCAAAACTAACTACACCTTACCCTATACAAAGTGACAGAGAAAAACCTCTTACTGTTTCTTTGCTAGTATATGTAACAACACAAAGTTCTAGTTCTAGAAGATTAATATTAGACATGGCAGCCTCAAATTGAAGTTGGTTATGGATGACTCTATACGAGAATACAAGTAATGTAAGAGTGAATTTCAATAATTGAGACACTACTCAGGCTTCAATAAATTGAGCAATACCATCAGCGAATAGTCGGTTTAATATAGTTGCAACAGCTACAGCACAAAGCAGTAATTTATATATAAACTGACAATTAGTTTGAACTTGAAACTGATGTCAATACCCACGATGATTTCGACCATATTCGCACGACAATTCACAATGAATATTCTGTACTAGAGATGTGAATAGGTATACACAAGCATTAAATTGAAATGCAAGAGAACTTATAATGGAACAAAGAGAATGGACAGCACAGGAAGTAGCAAGCTATTATTCACAAATTAAAGCTAAACTATGAATATAATCAGATTTATATAATAACATTTAACTAATGGCAACAAGAATAAAGGAATGAATGATTCCATACACATGATGAGATGGTATAGAGATTACAGACAACCATGTCATCAATGTACTACTAAGAGCAGCAAATAATCTGATTCATGTTAATGAAGACAGAGAGCTATACGTAGACCTACAACTTCCTGCTGGTATAGCACCAGATGATGAGTTTCCTGTAGGAGTAACCACAGGAGAAATACTAGCAGAAGACTGATGGCAACAGAGTGGTACAATAATCAACTCTAAGACTACTAGTGGAGACTATGTCAGACTTATATATGCTAATGACTGAAATCTGTACTATGACCCATGAACATGAGTATGGATTATGATTGGTACTGCTACAGCAATAGATGTAAATACAAAGACATTCTTTCCAAGCAGTTTACAAGACCTAGAAACAGGACAAGCTATAATAGATTATTTACAAAGCTGAAAGCATCCAATTATAAAATATAATAACACGACATACTATTTAAGAAATTTCGAGTACGGAGACAATCTACCAGAATACTATACATTCACATCTACACTACGACCTGTGTCTCCAACGCAACACAGAGACGATTGCTACAGAACATTCCAAATACAATGTACAGCAAACACAACCACAGTTGTGCAGATGGCAGAAAGTAATACAAACTTGTCACAAACATACCTATATCTAGGTAGCCAATGGTACTGACCTGCTCAGACTGTGTATGGTACAAAGACATTTAACACTAGTCCAGTAGTGCCTAGTAAGAGTACTTCTGCATGAAACAATCCAACAGCTATAGCAACAGAAGCACAGGTATACTTAAAACAAGACAAACTAACAGCATGAAGCTGAATAGTAATAGATTCTAATACTAACACCATCAGTGCTAACATCCAATGAGCATTGGTGTATAAGTGAAACGTAGCAGATGTTGCTAGTCTACCAGCTACATGAAACACTGTATGAGATGTATACTACGTAGAAGCAGATGGATTAATGTATGCGTGGGATGGAACAGCATGGAAGGCTGTAGGTAATACACAAATAGACCTTAGCAACTACTTCAATACTACTACTAACACAACAGATGACATAACACAAGGTACTACAAATCTGTTTGTTACACAAGCTATGATTAATTCATGGAACTGAAAGCAATGAGCATTAACAGCAGGAACTAACATCCAAATAAATAACTGAGTAATCAGTGCTACAGACACTACATACTCAGCAGGAACAGGAATAGCAATAGACCAGAATAATCAGATTTCTAACTCTTTACCATTCAATCCAGAGAATGCTGGTTCAGTATGACAAGTACTAAAGAGAACAAGTACAGGAGTAAGATGGAGTAATGAGTTCTTTGAGAATGTATTTGTAACACAAGCAGAGTATGATGCATTACCTAGTAGTAAGCTAACAGACTGAAAAACATATTTTATTTACTCATAGGAAGGACAGATGACAACAGTATTAAGGAACTGAACTTCATATTTAATAACGAAGGCATACCAGAACGGTCAAGAATACAATCTGTGACATTGAGACCTAGATGGATTATTCGTTCCATCCTCTATGGTAATAATTAATGCGTTATATAACACTAGACGCACTCCAGCTATAAGAGAACAACTATGAGACATAATAGCAGCAGATGGACAGAATTATTACCACTACGTATGGCTAACAGACACATCAACAACAGCATACCAAGAGTTCCATCTAGCTTGTTTCACCAAACACTTTGATTCTGACCCTAGTTTCTATGAAAGTTCAGCAAAGGGACAAGACAGAATCTGATTAACAAAGAGAGGATTTAGGATGAAACGTGACTGAAACGATGTGAAAGCTAGTGTGTTGTTCAGTGAAGAAGAGAACGCATACTCTCCTTACAGAACACACTACTACTGCATCAATGCTACTAATGCATCATTCACTGCAAGACAGGATTTAGGTTATATACAAGATTCTAGTGAGGCAGACATACTAGCAGCATGGACTACTTCATGTGGAATAACAGCAGAAGAGAGTGTAAGTGGAATAGGTTACACAAACCTTAGCATAGAAACATCATGAATAGAAAGCTGGTTTCATGTGAGAGCTACTTTAGTTCGTAATTCATAATCCAGATGACAGAAGCAGAGTGAGTTGCTATTAACATACTATGAGGAATAACACTAGCAGAAATATTGGACTATTTCTCTATGAGTTGAGAGTGAGTAATAATCATGACCGTGATGCTAGTACTAGACTTCATATTCTGACTCCTAAGTGCTAAGAGTAGATGAGAGGCAATAGAGTCTAAAAAATGGCAGCATTGATTAGTAAAGAAACTAACCAGATGGCTATTACCATTCATCGTAGTAGCATGATTAAAACGGACAGGAATGTGATGAATAGAGGAATTAGTGAAGGTAATCGTAGGTATGATTGTCTTCTCTGAACTCTACAGCATCATTGGACACATCTATAGCATAAACTATGGGAAGGAACTAGGCGAATTAGATGCATTCAAAATGTTGCTAGAGCGACTAGAGAAATTCATCAAAGGACTAATAAACAAACAAAATTTAGATTCTAAGGATGAAGAAGAATGAAAGAAAAACGACAATACAGAATCGCAAGAACAGATTTAGGTTATAAAATATGTAAAAGAAAAGAAAAAGAAGACTGAACGATGGAGTGCTGGTTTTTGTGACCAAACAACAACCGAGTGCTAGAACCAAAATATGCAAGAACCTTCTATACAGAAGACGATGCTAAATGAGCTTTAGTTGTTAGTAAGAGAGGAGATGCGAAAGAGACTGATTAAGTTACTAGTTACACTACTAATAATTTTCAGTCTCTTCTTTTTATTTACGAATAAAACATGGTAGAACGAATATGCGAAATACTACTTAAACGATGGAATAACTTTAGTGCTAAATGATGGCTTTTATATTATAAACTTAGGTACGAGCAACATGTCAAAAAAAAGAAAAGAATGAGAACCAAAAGAAATAGTATTTAGTAGGCATCATATTTTACCTCGCCATCCTTATGGAAGTAACGAGAGTATAAATGTGGAAGTAATAAGAGACACAATCCACAGGTCTATTCACAACCTATTCTGAAACAAGATGATTGCTGAACAGTTAATAACAACAGTAAATCTAAGTGAAAAGGCTCTTAGAGAAGATGTGAGACAGTGGCTTATTGAAACTCTTACATCTAGAAACATATATGACCCATACGAATGGTATGACCCAAGAGCTATTGACCCCAATAAATAACTAACAAGAACTAATATGCTAGGTTACAGTTGGTCTAAAGAAGACTTTAGAGAAATCCTTATTTTAAAATACAACCAAAAAACCATGAAAGAATTTGTTTTGATTACCACGCCTGACTGCGTGAAATGTAGGTTTATTAAACCTTCTGTAGAGCAATGGTGCAAAGAGAATGGTTACACATTTAAAGAGATGCAGTATTCTGAGTGAATGCCTGAGGTAACCTCTGTACCATGTGCAATGATTGGAGAAGATGAAATCCTAGACTATGATTCTATTTTACAACTTATAACTAAATAACATGACAGTAATAGAGAATGGTTGCCTTTGAGATGGAATCCAGACAACCGACTACCTCCTAGAAGGATTCGATGATGCATTACCAGACCTCATCCAGCAGGACAACATCATCTACCAGTACAACCAGTACAGACAATCATGGAGTAAGAAGAGCTGTACAGTATTCTCAGCACTAGGTGCAATCTCAGACTTATATAACTATGAGTTTTCACTAGATGAAATAAAGAAGGTGGATGACATGAGTTATTCTAGGGGTAGAATGAAGGACAGTGGATGGTGGGTACAGGCTGCTGTGAAACTAGTAGCAGACTATTGGAACGAACATCATAAAGACAAGTGAGAAGTGGCTTACTACCGTGTAGACAAATGAAATGAGAGTGTTATAAAAAACATTCTAGACAAAGGCTACACTCTGATGACTTCATTCAACGGAAACTACTCTTACATCAAAGACTACGACTCAGATGGAGTGCTAAATGGTACTAAGTTTTGAACAGCAACATTCTGACATGCAATAAACGTAAGGAAAGTGAACTGAAAGAGATGCTGCAAAGACTCAGCAGCAGGAACAGAACACAACATCTATGAGTTAGAACATCTACTCTCAGAGATTACATGCTACTCTTCTAACGCATACATCTATACAAAGGTAGGAGAGAACAAACTAACAGAAGTCAAAAGGCTGAATGAGTTTAGAACGTTACTACTAGCAACAATAGAAGCCAATTCTAAACTACGACATCTCACGAAAGATGAGAAATATAAAAATATATTGCATGAGGCAAATAACCAAAACAGACAAAAAGTGAAAGATTGTGAAATTGAATTAGCCAAATATACGTAGAGAAACAATAGGTACATTTGTTATGTAAAAAATTCTAAGAGGCACAGACAATACACAGTGGAATAATTCTACACAGTCCATTATGTGTGTGTCTTAAAATTATTTAGGGTATGACATAAACAGCATACTTCGTACAAAACAAAAAAGGAGGGGCTACACCCTCTTTTTCTGTCATAATGCTCTCCTGCGTTTCTCTGCTAGTTCGTCGTCCACAGCCATACGACAGCTTGTACAGTATTTCCTGTTTCACATTTTCTTAATGATTTTTCAGCAACGCTGACATTCCATTGTTTTTTCCATTATTGTTACTAGTTACATTATAAACCACAATCTCTCATCATAGCAGCAAAATCATCCTGCTGGTCATCTTCTATTTCTTCTCCTAGTACCAACCTTCTGATTGTAGGGTTTTTTTCATTCTCTAGGCATAACACCTTTCGTACGCATTGTCTGCATTCTGCGATTGGTACTTCACTACTCCTCGCAAACTTCCTCATAGGATTTCTTCATACTAGTGGCTCTAGGTAGTCTTTGTTATTTGGCATAGGTATAAAGTTAAATAAATAAATCTGATTACTCTCAATGTAATAATTCCTCAAACTCTATAATTCTATGTTCTAATTTCTCCTCATAGAATTGGTGGTCTTTTATTGTTTCTCTCAGCTTTTTGTTTTCTTCTTCTAACCTAAAGCAATCATTATATTTAGTAATAACTAATTCTACTAACTGTTTCTTACTCAGTGAATTAAAGTCTATTGTATCTGGCGTCATTCTCTCCATAGGTAAATAATATAAAAGTCTGTAATTGTAAATGTAATAAATAAATCTGATTAGTATGTTCGTTCTCAATACCCCATACTTTCTAAAGTGCTAATAAGTGCTTGTCTTTCTTCTCTCAATTTTTGATTTTCTGCTACCGTGTTGACTAATATAGTTCTTGTAGTGTTAAGTAATGATAATTGACTATCAACTTTCCTCTTTAATTCTTCAATCAGTTTATCTTTATTTTTCTGTTCTCTTTTCTTCTTCTCTTGCCATACTTTATTCCTAGCTCTTATTTTATCTTTATTATTCTCTCTATATATTTTATCCTTAACTTTTAAGATGTCCTTGTTCTTCTCTCTATATTTCTGTTGTGCTATTCTATGTCTCTCTTTATAGTCAGATTTTTCTTTCTTCATTTTCTAAGGGTAAATAATATAAAAGTCTGAATTTAGTAATTATAAATCTTTTCTAGCAGCTCATCTATTACCTCTTGCGTACATCATTGCTGTTTCAAAAGAATTTGAAGTATATTAGACAATAACTCTCTGATTATTAAATCATTAGACTTCTCTGTTCTGGCAGCATATTTGATTTCTACCACTGATTTTTCTTTATTCATCTCACATTAGCTTAAAATATAAATTCCTATTGATTATATAATTCAGACTTTCTCCTATATACACATCTACTAAGTTAGTCCCTGTTCTAAATCTGAAATTCACCTTGTCTTTGGCTCAAAAAAGAATGTCGTGTAGTTCCTCTAATACTTCCTCATCCGTGAAAGTCTTTGGTTTGTTGTCTCACTCTCTTGGTGTTTCTAGTCACATTTTGTTTATGTCGTTTGAAGTAAAACTCTAAATCACGCTCTTTTCATCAATATATTTCATCATCCACGTATTCTCTACAGCTCTTACATCGTAATCAGCTTTCTATTCCATCTCCACATCTTACGCAGTTCTTTCCCATTTTCAATTAGTAGTAAACTAAATTTAAAAGGCATCCGCCCATGCCTTACGTTGCAGCTATACAACTGGTTATTTTTATTCTTTGTGTGTATTCTTATTTTGTACTTCTCACTAAGGCGGTAGTGAGTTCGAGACGATGAAAATGGCTCTTGCACACCACCCTATAACGTTTCCGTTGTAGGCATCTCTGCACTCTTTATGGCGGTTGCACTCCAGTCTCTAAATCAGTATTCTTCTATGTTTCAATCTCATGGTATTGAAAGCTGGTAATTAATTCGGACTACTACTAGTAGTACTAGTATTACTGTTAGTCGTGTTAGTTTCTCTAGTCGGTTCATGCTCTATAATTTTCTAAATAAATCTGACATGTGTTCTCATTTTACTATGTATAACTCTGACCTGTTACCATCTCATCAGATTTTTTCTTCATGTGGTAACTTGTTCAAAGCTAGTAATAATCTTCACCTGTCTTGGTAGTAGAAGTTCTCTCACAACTTGTAAACTATTACATCTGCTGTGCTAGAATATATACCACTAGGTACACCATTACACTGCGTCTCAAAACATACATCTCATGTTCTTGGAAACACTCCATCAGTCTTCACCTCAAAAGTTTTGTTGTATTCAGTTCAGTCCCTCTTGAACTTAATCTTCAAATCTCGTGGCTTAAACTGTCAATCTGGTGCGAACTCTATTCATTTGATGTCTAACGAGAGATTTGCCAACAACTTTATGGCAAACTCCCTCTCAGACTTCTTTCATTCTCTTAAATCTTCTTCAAACATAATCTTAACCATTAATTATAAATCTGTTCTTCACGTATGTACTACATCTTACTCCGTGTACCTTACGTTGTGGTCAATAAAAACGAGTTCATCCTTTCCACTTCTGGTAACAATACTCCACCTGTGTCTGCCAACTTGTCTTATATTCATCTGGTAGCTCATGCCACCTAGTGTTTGCTTGGCAAAGCCCATGAGAACGCCCAGAATCTCAAACGGCGTATGGATTAAATCAGCTTTCACATTCTAACATAGTGACAAAATCCATTCATCATAATTTGTACGCATATTGAACCATCTTTTGTCTCTCATCATCTGGTGCGTAACCAGTATGTTGTATAATAGGTTTTGTTACTAGGTCGTGGTCTAGTGGTTGGTTAGGACATGCTAACAATGTGTTACCACTAAACACGCAACCTAATACAAGTGCCAAAAAACTCATCATTCATCATTAGTTTATAAAGAACGAGCTTGCAGGACTTTGTACCATAATTATTTCCTACTAGTGTATTATTCTGCCAACAAGCTCTGGTTTTGAGTCTCGGAAGACTTGATGCATATCTTTGATGGTGTTCAACCATCCACTATATGCAGTTTAGCCACTTGCTAGGGTGGATTAGAATAAACTCCTATTAATTGAAAGGCAGTTCGACTTGTCAGTCATCGATTCACATCTGTCTCTTGTATGCATCACGTAATTGTTTCTCTGTAATCTCATCGACTGTGTATTTGTCTTTGATTTTGTTTATGAAGTCATCTTCATCCATACATTGCTGCATGAATTTCTTACTCTCACATGCTTTCTTGAACCATCAGTCTGGATTCTCTTCCTTTGGTTCAGCTTTCTTTGTTACTTTCGTTTCCTTTCAATGAGTGTTAGTAGCATCAGCATCCTTCACGTCATCTAATAGGAATAATCCGTTTAAGGCATACTTACGTGCATAGCTGGAACTAGAACCAGTAATCTGACTCTCATCCATTCACTTCTTAGATTCAGATTCTCTAGCATAAGCTACGTTCTGTTCTATAACATCTCCAGTCTCAGCATCTCTAAGAGTGGCCGTAGCCTCTACGTAAACCCTTCATCAGACTTCTATTATGTTGTCTGAAAGAGTTAAAGTAGTCTGAGTCTCATATAAAAGTGGTTTAACCGCCTCTAGTATGTCTTCACAACTCCTGTAGTTGTAGCCTCCAAAAGAGTTCTTTTGGTTCTTAGGACATTTTAACGCTGCTTGAATAAGCAATAATTTACTAGTCTTCATTGTTATTTTGGTTAGGGTTTAAAAGTTGAATAATTCACTCTAAAGGGTTTTTTAGACATGCTAGTTCTTCTACTAGGTCAATGAGGGTAATCCCTTTAATGTGTCACTCGTTTATGGCTCGTTTAAGGAAACCATAACTTAGTGACAATGCATAATGGTCGAACATGTCATCTGGAAACTGAACTGTGTTCGCACCATTGAACCACAGGTGTCACTTGTATTCCTTCCGAACTTGTGGTTCTTCAATGAATCATTCCTCTGGTTCTTCAGTCAGACTTTCTATAAAGTCCCTGTTCTCATACTCATTGATGAGTTTAAGTAATTTGTCCATGGTTATATTTGGTTAGGGTCTAAAACTTCAGTTATATTTTCAGAATCATACACGTTGTAATATTCTGGTCGCTGTTCGTTGCACCAATAGGCGTATAACTTGACCATCATTTTAACAATCTTGCGTGGGTCATAGTCTTCCAAACAGTTTACTCTGACGAAATCGTCAATTCAATATTCTGGTTTGTAGTGCCAGTATTGGTCTAAGTACTTGATTTTCATTGTCGTTGCCTTATGTAGTTAAAATCTATGTCATCCACACTGTCGTATGGGATTGACTCTACAAAAACTCAGTCTTTGTAGAACTTTACAATAAACGGTTTACCTAGCTTAGTGTCATTCTTCTCAATAAGCACCGCCGCCTCTTTACTAACTTTAAATTCCATCTATGTTCCATTAGTTATAAAACTTTTCATACCTTCACATGTTATACACAGCATCAACAGCCTTGTTGTGTACGAACTTGTCCTTAGACAATACATACCTCCTGTATTCGCTTCACGTTTCACTCTCTTCCTTCTGAATTGTTATAAACACATTGCTAAGGTCTTTAATCTTTTGGCTACCCTCAAATGTTCATTGTCTGTTGGTGTGGTGTAACATAACTATTGCTACGTTCAGCTTCTGTACTAACTCTTGTAGTTCCTCCATACATCTATTCTGACTAGTCCTAGCACTAGAAGCGTCTAGGTTTCAGTGGATGCGTGAGAATGTGTCCACCACAAACAACTCATACCCTTCGTCTGCCTTATTTGCTATTAACTCCTCTAAATCCTCTAGGTCAATTCAGTTAGGTTCGCTATAGCTGTCGAAGTCTTTCAGTTTGTCCGCTATGTAATCGTCCATGTCTTTTTTTTCTAGTGCTGTAAGAGGGCTTAAATCTGTGAGATTCTTCTTGGTCTTGCCATGAAACCATAGTCGTTTGTCCTTCCATACATTCTTAACATCAAACTCCAAATTAATGTACAAACCCTTTCTTCATCTGTCAGCATTCTCTTTGATTAAATCCATTGCGAATGTTGTTTTACCTGAGTTAGTCTCAGCAACTATTGTAACTAGTTCGCCACTCATGAAGCATTCAAAGTCATCAAATACTTCTCATGGGTAAACAAACCCTTTCTGCGTTCAGCTAGTTTCTTTTTTCTTTAAACTCTTAACATCAAACTTCTTTTTCTTTTCTTCTAACTCTGGATGATTGGCGTTTAATCGATTTGAGAACTCATGCCATTCGGATGTTGTGAATTTTCTTTTCTTGTAATATTGAAGCCACTGTATGTAACTAGGTCATCCATTGTCATAACTCCCAATCATTCAGTATTCATCAATCCAACAGGAACGAGGTGTTCAGTTGATTGTTATTTGTTCAGTTCAATCTCAGTTCCTCTTGAAGCCAATTATTTCTCAATCAACCCATCTAGTTCCACTAAGCTCACGCAACATTTGTCTGTTGTCTAGCCTATTCACTTTCTCCCAATAACTGTCACTACAATCAAAAATTTTCTCTATTTTTTTTGGCTGTTCTACAATAACTAACTTT